CAGATAACATAGGAGCCGGGCTTGAATGGTTCTGGAATAACGTTCTTTTGCCAATTGGATCCTGGACAATCCAAGATGCAGTGCCGACATTTCTACAAATGCTATCAAGTGGGATTACTGTTGTAAATTCAGTTATTGAAGCTCTTCAACCTTTGGGTGGCTGGCTATGGGACAATTTTTTGCAGCCATTAGGCCAGTGGACGGGTGATCTCGTCATTACTGCCATGCAGACTTTATCTGATTTACTGGATAGGTTTAGCACATGGATCCAGAACAATCAAGAACTTGTTCAGAACGTTACAATTGTGATTGGTAGTTTTTTCGCAGCGTTTGAACTTCACAGCATTATTAGCGGTGCAGTGACAGCGGTAACGAATTTTGTTGGACTGATTACTGGAGGCGGTGGATTGCTAGGGGCACTAAGTTCTGTTGTTGCTGCCCTAGGTGGTCCTGTAACAATTGCAATTGGTGCGGTAATTGCCGCTGGAGTGCTTCTGTGGCGAAATTGGGACAGTGTAAAAGAAGCTGCCAGTAAATTAAAAAAATGGGTTGTTGACAAAACAGTAGCACTGAAAAATGAGGCAGTGGAAGCATTCGAAAAGCTAAAAACAAATGCTGGAAATGCTCTTAAAGCGCTTCACGATGACGTAAAACAAAAATGGGAAACGATTAAGTCTAAATTTTCATCTTTTTCGACTTGGTTGAGTGGTGTCTTTAATACGGATTGGACGGAGCAATTCGGTATATTTGGCGGCGTTTTAAACGGATTTTTCAAATCTGCAAAGGATGTGATTAAAGATGTTAAAGAAATATTTAAAGGGTTAAATACATTTGTCAGCGGCGTTTTTTCGGGGGACTGGTCTCAAGCCTGGGAAGGTATAAAAACTATTTTTTCAAACGTATTTAGTGGGTTGGCAGACATTGCAAAAACTCCAATTAATGCAATAATAGGAGGATTTAATAGTGTTCTGGGAGTTGTAAATGGACTAATTAGCAAACTCAACAACCTTAAATTTAGAATAACAGTGCCAAACTGGATTCCCGGAATCGGAGGCTCCTGGTGGGGCTTTAACGGCTTTAGCATTCCAACAATAGGGACGATTCCAATGCTTGCAAGTGGTGCGGTTATCCCACCTAGATCAGAGTTTCTGGCAGTGCTCGGCGATCAGAAGAATGGGCGCAACCTGGAAGCACCAGAAGACTTGTTAAGACAGATTGTGAGAGAGGAAGCTGGCGGAAATCAGGGTAGTGGCGGAAATTACAGATTTACAGCGCAGTTAAACCGAAGAACGATATTTGATGAGATGATTGACGAAGCAAAGTTAAGGCGTGATGCAAGCGGTACAAATCCGTTTGAACTGGCATAGGGGGGGAGAACGTGGCATTTTCGATAAGCAAATCAATAACTGATAGATATAAAATAAATGGGCTTCTCATCCCTCAGCCAGATGAGGATATGCAGTGTAGTTTTGAAACCACCTATTCAGAAGGAAGTAACCGAACTCAAAAAGGAGTTGCACTAATAACTCCGCTTTTTACAGTTATGCAATATAGCTATAAAGCCACCAATGTGCCGGTTGATGAGAAATCAACTAATCTGGTAAATGCAATTATTAAAGGAAAGCCGTTCATTTTACATCACTGGTTAGCACACAAAAATGAATGGCGTTCAGAAAAGTTTTACGTGGGAAAAATGAATTACAACATAAAACAAGTTGGGGAATACTATTCCGAAATATCATTTAATATGCAGGGGGTGAATCCACTTGATTAATGTATCAAATACTTTTAAAGAAAAATTGCAGGATGGTGAGCAAGTAATTGAAATCGTGGAGATCACCTTTGCTGACGGAACAACAAAGACACTTGAAAACGAGATTATGATCGGCAACAATGACTTTTCCGATTGTGCGGAGAGTAGCAGCTTCCCGGTCGGCGCTACAGTCTGCAAAACGATGAAGCTTGAATTAGATAATACAGAGGGTCAGTGGAAAGATTATAATTTCTATCAAGCTAAAGTGCATGCATATTTGAAGCTCCAGACTTCCGTAGCGGAACCAGCCAGTGAATCAATTTGGATGAATGATTTTTATGAGCCAATTCTCGATACTGGTGGAAACAACATAATCCTTTCCAGAGCCGCTTCAGAAGACAGATACGAGACAATTGATAAGGGTGTCTATACAATTACCACGCCAGAACAATACGGCGAAATATTGAGCTTTACGGCGCTAGACGACATGTATAAAACCAATGCTAAATATTATAGTGCTCTGACGCTTCCACAGCCGATTATGGCGCTGGTAAGAGACGCTTGCGAGCGTTTGAATATCCCTATGGGGTTTTCCTCTATGGCACATGGAAATGTGATTGTCACAGCGCTCCCAGATAATATGACATTCCGCCAGTTGATCGGATGGGCGGCAATGCTAGAGACAGCAAACGCCAGAATTGACAACAGAGGTTATTTGCAGTTTATAAAATGGAATTTTGGAGCTGTAGAAAACGGCTCCTTAGTTCCGTTTAAATTAGAGGATTACGTGAGTAGTCCTACACTTTCCAGTGATGATATTGTAATTACTGGTATCAGAGTAAAAAACAAAGAATCGGAATCCCTGTTTGGAACTGCTGGATATGTGTTGGAGTTAGAAAACAATCTTCTGTCTGACAGTGACCTCGGAACTGTAGCGGCATGGATTGGTGGTAATCTGGTCGGGGCCAGATTCCGAAATCTGCAAGGGGATCTGATTTATAATCCTCTGTTAGAGTTTGGTGATATGGCATGCAGTTTTGATCGAAACGGCAATAAATATCTTACGCCAATCACTGATGTATCATCTCCGTTAAATGGCATTACCACTGTAAAAACGCAGGCAGATGATCCTATCCGAAATAGCAGCACATATATGTCGGAAGCTACAAAAGCACTGGTAGAAGCTAGACAACTTGTTAAGGATGAACGCACAGAGCGCGAAAAAGCCGTTGAAAGGCTTAATAATACGCTGAAAACTTCTGGTGGCTTATACATGACTGTAGAGCCACAAGATGATGGCAGCAATATCTATTATGCACATAATAAGCCTACACTAGAAGAATCTGATATTGTATGGAAATTTACGGCAGAAGCAATTGGCATTTCCATGGATGGAGGAAAGACATATCCTTATGGATTAAATATTAATGGAGAGCTTATTGCAAGGCTTCTGTATGCAGAAGGAATCAATGCAAGTTATATTAATGCCGGTGCGTTAGTTGTCCGTGACACAAACGGAAAGATTATTTTCTCAGCCGATATTGATAATAACCAGATTGTAATTGACGGCGCATCCGTGCGAATCGGTGCATCACATTTGGACGGACTGTTAAACAGTATGCAAGGTCAGATTGACGGAAATATCAATACCTGGACCGGGACTCCTGCACCTACACTTAGCAATTACCCGGCAAACGAGTGGCTAACTGATACAGAAATGAGTAAGCATGTAGGTGATCTGTATTATGATGGAGACAGCCATGCTTACAGATTCCGCAATGATGGAAAAGGGTATTACTGGGAAAGATTAAAAGATACGGACGTAACAAAAGCATTACAGGATTCCGAGGATGCTTTAGCGGCAGCTAAATCCGCGCAGGAAGCGGCAGCTCTTGCAAAGAATATGACATTGCAGTTGAGCAACGAATACCAGGGCATTTCTGTTGATTCTGACGGAAATTACGGAACATTTCCCGGCAATGTGAGTACGCAGGCAGTCGTGATGTACGGAACGCAGGATATTACATCTGATTGTAAATTTACAATTATCAAATCAGATAGCGTAACAGGATCCTGGAATAATGCGACCAAGACATACACAGTAACAGCATTATCCACTGACGATGGATGGGTAGACATCAAAGCAACATATATCAGTGTTTTATCAGTAGTTAAAAGATTTTCTCTGGCTAAAATTTATGCTGGGAAAAATGGTACAAATGGTGTTGACGGTCTCCAGGGACCAAAAGGAGACCAAGGCATACCGGGACCACAAGGAGAACAAGGTATTCAAGGCCCACAAGGACCGAGAGGAGAACAAGGAATTCCTGGAACTCCCGGGGCGGATGGTAAAACGCCGTATTTGCATATTAAATATGCTCCGGTAGAAAATCCAACATCTGGACAGATGACAGAGACACCAGATATTTATATTGGTACTTACACAGATTATTTACAGGATAACAGCACGGATCCAGCTGCCTATACCTGGGCGAAATTTCGCGGGGATGATGGACAGCCCGGAAAGAATGGATATACCTGGATTAAATACGCTTCTATGCCAAACGGCGAAGATATGTCAGATAACCCAGATACTGTTCCATGGATTGATACAGATGGGAATACAATATGCGATACTGTAGGAAATCCAATCTATCTTGAGCCAGAATATGTTGCGTATATCGGAATTGCAAATAATAAGGAAACGCCAACGGAAAGTGATGATCCGGCTGATTATACATGGACCCGATACAAAGGCGCTGATGGGGAAAACGGTTCTGATGGCAAGGATGGAGCAGACGGAAAAGATGGAAAAACAAGCTATACACACATTGCCTATGCGAATTCTGCGGATGGAAAAACAGATTTCTCTGTGTCGGACAGTAATCGTGAGTATATCGGTATGTATGCGGATTTTACCGAGCAAGATAGTACTAATCCAGATGATTACGCGTGGACACTTGTAAAAGGCGCGAATGGCGCACAAGGTATCCCTGGAAAAGCAGGTGCGGACGGAAAGACGCCATATTTCCACATAGCTTATGCAAATAGTGCTGACGGAAAAACTGGCTTTGATGTAGTTGTCAGTGCCGGAAAGCAGTATATTGGCCAATATACTGATTACGACACGCCGGATGATTCCATTGACCCGACAAAATATAGCTGGACGAAGATAAAAGGTGAACAGGGCGATAAAGGAGAACAGGGTGTACCTGGCAGGACATATTTTATCGAGCTTTCATCTAATATCCTAAAACGAGGTCAGAATGACAAGGTTGTACCAAGTACAATTACGGCAAAAGCTTATTATCGAGATGGTGACAGTGCTACAAGAACGGCATATTCCGGTAGATGGTATGTGCAGACTTCCACGGATGGCTCTACATTTACAAACGTATTGGTTTCAACTGTAAATGAGCCGAGTAAAAGTTATACTGTTAGCTCACTGGATAGAAGCGTTGTGTCTGTTAGATTTATCCTGTATGCAGCAGATGGAACTACAAATCAGCTGGATATGCAATCTGTCCCTGTGGTGATAGATGTGGACGCACTTACTCATGAAGAGATATTTAATCTTCTTACAAATAATGGTTCCGTGAAAGGAGTTTATAAAGAGGGCAACCAGTTATATTTTTCATTCACCTATGCAAAAGGCGGAACATTGAAGCTTGGCGGTCCGAATAATGGATATGGCACCTTTGAGGTGTATGACGCGAATGGAAATATAATAACCCAAATAGATAACTCGGTTGGGTTTAAAAACTTCAAGGGAAAAGAGTGGTTCCAGATAAATGAGTCTGTAGCTACAGCTGGTTACGATTCACCCCTTGTTCATGGGCTTCTCGATTTGTCCGCGCAATACTCTGATGGATATTGGACTGTTTTGGAGAGTAAACAAGCTGGTCTTCTTCTGAAGACTGTATCCAGAATGAAAGTTGAGACAACCGGAAGCAGTTCTCTGACTCTCAATGTGCCAGAAATGCCTAAGCTTATAACTGGTAGTAACTTAGGAAAGAATGGAAATGGAGATGTCGGAACAATTGCATCATCCTCTATGCATTATAAAGTACTCGGGAAAACAGTAAAAGAAGACGAACTGGAAGACCTATATAGAGTCAAGGTAATCTGGGCGAAATACAAAGATGGATATCTTATGGAGCAAGACGAACGGTGTGGAAAAGAAATGCCAATGTTCATTGCAGAGGATATTGACCGCAGGTTCCCGATTGCCGTTGACCATGACGAAAAAGGACGTGCTGAGAACTGGAACTACCGTATTATGATTCCCTGTATGTTCGCCATGTTGAAGAACGAGCATGAGAAAGTCAAAGATATACAATCTGAGCTTGATTCCGTGAAAGCGGAGCTAGAAGAATTGAAACAACTTATCAAACAACATATTTCAACGGAGGTATAAGACTATGGCAAATAACAATTGGAACAACTACACCGAAAAAACAGCAACACCAGTAGACGCAGACGAAGTGATGGTTCGTGATTCTGCAGATGGAAAGAATAAAAAACTCCTTTTTGGTACTTTCTGGAAGTGGGTAGCTAAGAAATTAAATGAGGCTACCATTTCTGAATTGCAGACTAGCAATAAAACAATTGTGGGTGCGCTCAACCAACTAAATAGTGAAAGCTCAATAAGTCTTTGTAAGGTGATCTCTGGTGAAAATACGTTTTCTTCGGAATTAAAAGGAAAATCATACAAAGCTATTATTGGATTCTTTTATGAACCATCCGACAATCCTTTTTCTTTTGGAAGTGGGTATTTTATTGCTTTTCAAGCAACATATCTACAAGAAGCCAACAGTTTTGTTATTATTGGGGCTAGCCTCACTGGAATAATTGAAAATAAATTTGTTAAGTTAAAATGATGAATATCATAAAATCACATGATCTTTATCCCAATCTTTTTCATATCGAGCAACGGAGGAATTCTTTGGCTGGATTATTAACTCAAATAATTGCTACAAGGTTATTTAAAAGTACTAATAAAAATAGGATTGGAATATATATCGCATTCAAAAATTAGTGAAAAGTATCACCGCTGCTCGATATGAAAAAAGGTGTATGGACTAAAATTGTGTAATAGTGAAGCTCGAATGTTTAAAGTAATGTTTTCCAGTCACTCCATGTACCATTTGTGGTATCCATTCTGACACCAATTTTCCCATTATATGTCGAATAAAATTGGACGCTTCTATTTAAGGAACATTTAATAGTGACAATTGTTGAATATCCTAATGGATATCCGTAGGAATTAGAATCATTTGCGCACATGGAAATGCCAATTGGATAATCTATTGGTAGAGTATCTGCCGTGTATTCTTTGATTTTTAGTATTTTGTTCGAAAACTGGCAATCACTATTTTATTTGCTGGAGCTTATGGGAAAAAGTAGCTTCCTTACCATAATACCAATTATACTTGTGGTAAGGAGGTGATACTTTTATGACAGAAAATTTTATTAAAATGTGGGGCTGAAATTCACAATTACTCGCTGTATCATGTAATTATCAACATGACATGAAAGGAATGATACAATGAGCAAATTACAGGAATTTTTAAACCTTGGTGATTATTACACATCCAACGGCGGGTACCTTGAAAAGAAAAGTAATGCCTATCTGGATGATTTTAAAAAGAATGCCGGATATAACAATTACACAAAATTTGCAAGAGATGTAAATAACTGGGGGCAGCCAGGATGCCAGGGACAGCCGTGGTGTGCGGAATATCAGTTTTGGAAATTGGTGAAAATCCTAGGAATCACAAAAGCCTTACAGATTATGGGTGGAGGATTTTACAATTGCGTATCAATCACTAATCATGCTAAAACAAACGGAACTTGGCACAGCAAGCCAAAAGTCGGAGCACTTGTAATCTTTCACAATGGTTCTCATGTTGGAAGTGTGAAGAGTTTTGACAGCTCGAGAATCTATACAAATGAAGGAAATACTTCTAGTGCAGCTGGAGTAGTAGCAAATGGCGGTGCAGTCCGAAATAAGTCCTATTTAATCAGTGATTCTTCCATTGATGGATATGTTTGGATTGACTGGGGGTCTTGCGAAGAGACAGCCACATGGAAAAAGACAGGAACCAGAGTAGCAACAGTAAATGATTTGTATGTCCGCGAGGCACCGAATGGATATGTTATGGGTTCAATCAATAAAGGAACCGTTGTTAAAACTGACGGAAAAACAAACGGCAAGTGGACACACGTTAAGGTTGATGGAATCGGTATTGGTTGGATATGGACTGGATATCTTGCAAAAGAATCGGTTAATAAGCCAGTTGTAATTTCAAGCAAACAGGATAAGACACAGGTACTTTTCAAGGGGAATGTAACCGCCACTGTGCTTAATGTGCGTACCTGGGCTGGAACTGAGTACCCGAACATCAAAAAATACCCAACTCTTAACCAGGGCAACGAAGTAGAAGTTATGAATTATACACAGAAAGATAAAAATGGTAGTAAGTGGTATTATGTCCGTATTGCAGGAAAGTATTATGGCTTTGTATCTGCAAAATATATTAAGAAGCAGTAAAAATATCCCGGGGAATTATCCCCGGGAATTTCTTTTTTTAATTACCGACAACATCAATGAGCCAGTTCGTCAGCGCATAGAAGATATCATTAATTATTCTTCTGGATTTTCGGGAAAATGTCGAGCTGGAAACCAATCTCGTTGCCTTTCCCATAAGCGTTTTTGGTATCTTTTGAGTAAGTAACCTTTTCGATTAAACTCTTAAGCATTTTATTTTTCGATTCTGTATCAAGGCTCCAATAGTTATCGAGTAGCTCTTCGCAACGAGGAATAAAATCTGATTGTTGCTTTATAATGTTCTGATCGTGTTTAATTTCTTCTTTTAATTTTTCTATAGTATCGTAGCAAGACTGGATAGATGCGGCTATAGTTTTGGCACGTTCAAGAAAAACCTCTGTGGTGTAGATACCCTGTTCGAGCAGATCATATTGTTTTGCTTTCTGAGAGTTCAGGCTTTTCAGCTCGTTTTCTTTCTCATGTATGAGATTTTGTTTAGAGGTTATTACGCAATCAATATCCTTTGAAGATGCATTAATATTATTGTTTAACTTATATTCCTCCACGATCTCTTTAATTCCATCAATCACAGCTTTTTCAACCAGAGACAACTTGCTACTTACTGTGGGGCAAGACGTATATGGACACATGAGGGTATCTTCCTGCCTGCGCTTTTGATAAGGGCGGCGAACCATGGCGCGACCACATTTGCTGCAATAGACAATTCCGGCAAGTGGATTACGAATCGAGTTTGCTATACTAACTGGGCGAGGTGGGTTCTTTTTTCGTATTTCCTGTACGGAGTTAAACAGGTCCTCCGATATAATAGCTGGATGCAATCCCTCGCATATAAGAGTATCTTTTGATCGTGGGCGTGTCTTAATTACTTGACCATTCTGTATAGTCTTCACTGTTTTTCTCCCATTCCATCGGATTTTCCCGATGTATACCGGATTTGTCAGAATTCCCTGTATACTGGCAGGAGTCCAGTCGCCGCATAGTGCAGATTCTATTCCCATTTCATTTAATTTCCGTGCAATCTTCGCAACTCCAATTTGTTCGCAGCCATCACCGGCATACCAGGTGTAGATCATTTTTACAATCTCAGCTTGAGTCGGAACAGGTCGGAGAGTATAGCCTTTTTCTTTTTCGAGCTTAACTCTTTCGTATCCGTAAGGTGGTTTGTTACCACAGTATTTCCCTTCCTTGACCGATGAGATCCTTCCGGCGTTCAGTCGGCGCTTGATGGTTTTATATTCTCTTCGGCTCATAAATAGTCCAAACTCAAAATACTCTTCATCAAATTCATTGTTCGGATCGTATATTTTTGTTGGAGTAATAATCTTCGTGTCAGAGTATTGAAAAGCTCTTGATACAACACCCTGGTCGATGGTGTCACCTCTGGCAAGACGTTCTATTTCCACAACCAGAACTCCATCCCACAGCCCGGATTCTACCTCGTGAAGAAGCTGCTGCATGACAGGACGGTCGGCGATAGTTTCTCCCGATACCACTTCGCGGTAAATAGCGCCCACGATGTACTCTTTTTTCTTTGCGAGATCTAACAGGATCCGTTCATGTCTGGCGAGGGTTTCACCCTCTCCATGCGCTTCAGCTTCCCGATCAGCTCTGGATTTCCTTAGATAGATGCATACTGATTCATTCATTTTATCATTCTCCTTTTTTTAACTTGTGCGATAATCCAGGAGATGATATAATCATAGTGTAGGTAAGATTTTCTCCGAGATTATCTTATTTATTAAACCGGTTCCTGTTGGTCGCAGGAGCCGGCTTTTTTATTATTTATTCTATTTCATCAATATCAAGAGAATATCCAAAGACTTCTCCAACATCTGTACATTTCCCTTTTAAAGTAACTGTCTCTCCTTTGGTCATGGAAGCTACTTTTGTTTTTTGTTCATCATTTTTTATGTAGCATTGAACTCCGATAATCTCAAAGTCTCCATCAGCCATCAAGTTAATATACTTTCCAGAAGCGTCAATGTTTGTAAGTTTTCCAGTAATCTCAAGATATTTATCTTTGTATTTATCAGATGCTCCCATGGCATTGTTATCAAGATCTGCCATCATATCATTAACGGAAACAGTGGTATACTCGATCGGTGCAGCTTCTTTCTTTTCTGAAGAAGTAGCCGTTGTTGCACTTTTACCTGATTCCGAATCACTTTCACCCGCTACAGCTCCGATGATCGCTCCGACAAGGATTATCAGCACAACCCATTTGAGCTTTCCACCTTTTAATTTCTTTCGGCACTGCGGGCATACTTTAGCGTCCGCCGGAATCTCTGTTTTGCAATACTTGCATTTCTTAGTTTTCTCTGTACTCATACTACAGTTCCTCCTTATACTTTTGAGTTGATTCTAGCACATATTGTAATGATTTAGAATATTTTTGTTAAAATTTTTGTTTCGAAATTTGTCGGATTTATTTAAAACAGTGTAAAAATGTGCTATTATATACATCATGTAAAGTTGTTTTTGTCTAAAAAAAGAGGCGGTATTTTGAAATTAGCCAAAAAAGTTATAATTTTTGTCGGAATAATATTAATAATCAGTTACATAGTTCATGTTCCGAGTCGGACACGCAATCTCTCATGTAAAAATTCTACGGTCAGCCTTGTCCGGCAATCTAGCAGACATTCTACAGTCAGAAGGAGCGTTCCTAACCAGATACAGATTATTTTTGTGCTGCTATACCGTATAATTCCACGTAAAACGCATTTTATATTCGATAGTGCGAATATTTTCTTTGCGATTACGCACATTCTGGTTTATCACTGGCAGTTAGCAAGGAGGGATTTGTCTGCCGATGCTACTTTATCGTACCAAAGATAATGCAATGTAAAAGAGAGTAAATGTTTTTGTGCGGTAGGAGGTATAATATGGATTACAAAAAGGAAATTATTGAAATGATAAACGGAATAAAAAAAATAGGCACATTAGAGTACCTTTACACATTCATAAAGCTATTTCTGGAGAGGTGGGGCAATTAAGCCCCACTTCTTTTTTTATTGATTAGAAAGCATGGAATCAATTAGACTTAAAACAATTTTTTGGTCGTGCTCGCTTAATAATGAGAATTTTGAAATCAGATTAAAATCTTCTCTCGCCTGTTCGGAAGTGTCTTTTCTGGCACGTCCTACATTAAATCCCATCAACCACGATTCCGAGACATTTAATGCCATTCCTAAGACAACCAGTTTTTCTTGACTGGGTTCTGTCTTTCCAGAAACGTACTGGCTAATATCCGACTTATTCATTTTCACATTGTATTTCTTACAGTATGGAAGAACGAGATTAAGAATATCAACCTGTCTCAGATTGCGTTCGTCCATCAATGTTTTAAATCTTTCTGATGAACTAACCTTTTCCATTATATTATTCTCCTTTCGCTTTCTGATGATAATATATCACATATTAAACAAAAGTTCAAGACTTAAAACATTAAAGTTAAAAATATTGAAAATATGTATTGACATAATGAAAACGCAGTGTTATATTATAATTAGTTCAAAACATTGAACTAGAAAGGAGTGTGAAATATGGCATTTGATTACAGTAAGCTCAAAGGAAGAATCATTGAAAAATATGATAGTCAGAGTTCCTTTGCAAATGCTATGAAGTGGTCAGAACGTACATTATCACTGAAACTCAACGGAAAGCTGTTTTGGAAGCAGTCAGATATTTGCAAGGCAGTCAATCTGTTAGAACTTTCTGCTGATGATATACAAGACTATTTTTTTAAAGAAAAAGTTCAAAGTTCTTAACTAGCAAGGAGGCGAAAACATGAAATACAGTCCGCTTGGTAGTGGAAAGCTGATATCTCAAACTTTCAATGATGGTTGCTTGAAAACCACTTTTGAAAGAGAGAACGGATTGAAGTCCGAATATGAAATTTATGTAAATTGGACGAATCCGAATCAGTTAGCAGAAGTTTCATTTCAGTTGCCCTTCCACGATTGGCAGACACTTGAAAAGTCTGAGGTTTGGAGAAATCTGGATGAATTTCTTTCGGAAGTTCAAATCGAATATATTCCGAAGTACCGCCAAGTCCAACCAATTGTAGTGGAAAAGGTTGTGTATAGAAGTCTGTTAGGTTCTTTAGTTGCATTCTTTCGTGATAAATTGATTCGCCAATAGCACGCCCTTTTAAACATGAATAATGGGTTCCGCTATACACATAAGAAATATTTACGATTGATATGGCAACTCTGGAATGATTGATGATTTCAAAATGAACAATCAGTTCATTATTATCTTTCAACTTGAAACCAATAGGAATAAACTCTATCTTTTTTCGAGATTGGAATAAGTTCCATGCAGTTCCAGCAGACCCTATTAACCCAAGCATAAAGGAAACATTTTCAAATGTAATGATTTCTTTAGTTGATTTTAAAATTGAAATGATTTGATTTATTTTAATCACCTCCCCGTACAGGGAGTATAACACGAAACGAGGATTTTTAAAATGAAATTTCCGAGATATGTATATGTGATTACTCATGTAGTCACAGGAAAGAAATATGTAGGCAGCACAAGAAATGTTAAATCCAGATTTGCAGAGCATTTAAATCTTTTAAAATCTGGCAGACATACTGTCGAACTTTTTCAATCTGATTGTGATACTTTTGGTGTCAATTTAACTTGTGAGACGATTGACACAATATCGGATTATAGTGAAAAAGAAAAAGAGCATGAATGGCAGAAAAAACTTGGGACATTAAATCCGTCAACTGGTTATAACTACAAAGATCAGAAATGGAATAATCACAAAGACTGGGCTTTAAGCCATGGGAAAAACACTGAAAGAAGAGAAAAATGGAAAGAAATATTAGAAAACAGTTCCGAACCATGTGTTCTGATTTCTGCGTGCATCACAAATTCCTGGCTCGGCAGAAACGGATTTGCAAAAGAATTAGGAATTTCCATAAAAGAGCTGAAAGAAATTGAATCCTATAAAAAAGAACCAACAATCAACCAGCTTAGAAAGATTAGTGAATTATCATCAATTCCTATGGATTATATTTATGTGCCAAATATTTTTTGATCAGGAGTAAGAAGAAAATTCTTAAAAGTAAATATAACCTAATCAAACCATATATAAGGAGGAAAACATGAAGAAATTTGAATTAACATCAGAAACCAAAATTAACATTTTCGGAAAGAAACTTTTCCGAATCAAGGCGCTCGTTTCATTTGGAGTTGTAAAAACTGGAGAAACTGGCGGATGGGTAGAAAAAGAAGAAAATGTAAACCAGTCCGGCGATGCATGGGTGTTCGGCAATGCAGAGGTGTTCGGCAATGCAGAGGTGTTCGGCAATGCAGAGGTGTCCGGCAATGCAAGGGTGTTCGGCAATGCAGAGGTGTCCGGCAATGCAGAGGTGTCCGGCAATGCAGATTACACAACTATTCATGGATTCGGTACTCAATTCCGCACAACTACATTCTTCAGATGTAAGGACAAACAAGTTAAAGTGTCTTGCGGCTGCTTCTATGGAACAATTCCAGAGTTCCGTGAACAGGTGAAAAATACCAGAGATGGAAAAATCGCAGAAGAATATCTGATGATTGCTGATCTCATGGAGAAACATTTCGCAGAAGAAGCAAAATAACAGAAACATCATAATCTATCGTAGAAAGGAGAGATTCTTATGGCAGTAATTAAAACAATAAAAAATGAATCTGGCGGGGTAATCAGAATACATGATGATTACTGCAAGGACAATACACATGAAGACAATCAAAGGATTGTCGATGAATGTTCAAGAATTATCTTGGACTATTACAGAAGAAAAGAAGCAAATTTGGCATAAACGCCCCGGAGGGAGTCGCAACCTCCACCCCGGAGCAGTAAGCCACTAAACCAACCTTAGTGGATACAGGTAAATTATAATCCTCTATCCGCTAAAAGTCAATATAAGCGATAAGCGAGAGGAAAATAATATGGAAAATAAAAAAAATGCAACAAACAACGAAAAGATTACATGGAACGATTTGGAAACAATGCTAGCTACCGAAATCGTGAAAAAAGCAAAGAGAGAGACTAAGAAGTGGTTCAGTGCATGGCTTTTGACTGCCGCGCTGTTAATCATTACTAATATCTTTTGGTATATTGCTTACAGTCTGTAATCTTTTTTTCTTTTTGGAGGGGAAAGAATGAAATCACCTAGACAGAACAGAAAGGATATTGTAGTCAGTGTGATTATCGGGATCCTGTTTACTTTTCTTCCGGTGTGGATGTGGGAGAAGAGCTTGCAGCAGGTCCTGGCAGGCATTGTATTTGCGCTGTTTACGTATTTAGCACTGCTTTAAGAAAGGAGAACGAAAATGTTTGAAAAAGAAATCAAAGAGCTTTTTGAATTAGCATGGAGAGTTTCAAACGAAACAGATTATTTTGTTTCGTTTTACATCACTTCGCACGTGCATCTTTGCGATATCGACATTATGAATTCAAAGTGGGATCCGAACAGGAAAAAGGATGGAAATTACACAATCTACTTTGATAGTAAACTGCTTAAGAAGGAATCAGCTGAGCAGTGCAAACTTGCAAAAGCACATCTTCTTAGACTCTTAATAGATGGGAGGTGTCCGCTAAATGTTGAATCAGATGGAGTTGAAGCTCCTGCCGACAATGGAACTGATAACAACGGTGAACGAGCTTCTGGGTGAGCTGGACAGGCGGGAAGCGTACATTCTTGATTGGGAGAACCCGGACATGTATCTGAACCACCTCGAATATCACTGTGCCGGCGGAGCATTTTCGAATGGTGAAAAAAATCCGGTGAGAGGGGATGGATCCGACAATGTGTATTGCTTTTTTGAGGCGGTGTAAACATGGAAGAACGCATTAATGAGATTGTTAGATTGATTGACACCCAGCTTGCTATTGTGCCAGATAATCCGATAGAGGAATCATACAAGGCAAGGACATTGGCAAGCTACGTACAAGCCTTAAATGGGCTTTTAACGGCTCAAAAATCATATAAGGAGGAAAGTATCAATGAGTGAATTTGAAATCCGTATTCCGGCGAGAAAGAAACAGCCTGCAACTGATAAGGATAATCCGGTCGTGAAAGTTTCGCCGGAAGCGTACAACGCACTGGTTGAGATTTATAACGAATCAACCATATCAATGAAAGATATTGCAAGTTTGCTGATCGTTGAGGGCAGCAAGCATGTGGTTTATGACAAGGAGGAATAGCAATGGCAACACCAGTATTAATTATTGGAAAATCTGGTTCTGGCAAGAGTACCAGTTTGAGAAACTGCCAGAATTCTGACTGGAACCTTATTAGAGTATTGAATAAACCACTTCCGTTTAAAGGAAAGATTGACGGATGGTTTACGGATGATTACCAGCAGGTAATGAAGTGCCTGATCGCATCAAAAGCAGAGTCAATTGTTATTGATGATGCAGGCTATCTTATCACTAATCACTTTATGAGAGGGCATGCTTCTGCCGGAAAAGGCAATGCAGTGTTTGCTCTGTACAATGATATTGGAGACTATTTCTGGAATCTTATCCAGTTTATCGTCACGAAAGTACCGCAGGACAAGATCGTATATATGATGATGCACGAAGAAAAGGATGATTCTGGAGATGTGAAACCAAAGACCATAGGAAAGCTACTTGATGAAAAAATTTGTTTGGAAGGTCTTTTTACCATCGTTCTTCGCTGTATTGAAGAAAGCGGAAAACACTTATTTGTCACTCAGTCCAGCCAGGGAGCAGTAAGTAAGTCTCCGATCGGAATGTTTGACAGTTTAACTATTGATAATGATCTCGCAGAAGTAGACAAGATCATTAGAGACTATTACGAATTAGGAAAAGGAGAAAACAATAATGCAGAAACCAAATAGCTATGACACAACACAGGCAGCAGGAGAATTTGAACCGATTGCTCTTGGCGGACACAAGATGGTTATTAAGCAGGTATCAGAGAAAAAATCCCAGGGTGGACTTGATATGCTCGTTATCTTGTTTGATTTCGCAGAAGGAGACGAACAGGCGGGGTACTTTATGAAGCAGTTTGAAAATGACATTCGTCCAGACAAGAAATATCCGAACGCCGGCACTAACTATATGGTCATTGATGAGAGTGTAGATTATGGCGTCCGTAACCTTAAAACATTTATCACATGCGTAGAAAAGTCAAATCCGGGATTTGCTGTTAAGTGGGACGATAACTTCGGGCAGCAGTTCAAAGGCAAGTTGATCGGCGGCATCTTCCGTCTTGAAAAAGACTGGTACGATAACAGAGAAGTAAAACGTCACAAGCTTGCATGGTTCCGCAGTATTGAAGGAATCAAAGATGCAGATATCCCAGAAGAGCGCACTACAAAAGCCTATGACGATCATCTGAAAGAAGAAGCTATCATGGGAGCCAATCCAGCAGGTACGGACTTTATGAGTATTCCAGATAGTGTAGCAGATGATGTCCTTCCGTTCAATTAATATAGAGGTGAGTTAATGGGATATACGCATGGAATACCATGGAATGACGATCTTATCAAAGAAAATATTATTATAGTTGTTGAGAAATTGAATTTAGATCATTTTCCAACTCATTCCGAAATGATAGAAGTTTTTGGAAACAAAAGCCTTGCTTGCAAGATTGCAAAGCATAAAGGGACTGTATATTGGGCTGAAAAACTTGGACTGCCTCTTAAATATTCTGATACAACTTTTGGAAACAAATATGAAATAAAAGCAATTTCAGATATTTACGAGAATGTCGGATTGAATAGTGTTCAAACAAGCTCAAGGCATCCTTATGATTTGCTTACTGATAACAGTGTAAAAATAGACGTAAAAGTATCTAAGGAATTTACAAACAATTGTAATTCAAAGGCATTTACATTCAACCTCGAAAAGAAAAATCCGACTTGCGACATCTTCCTTTTATATTGTTTGAATGATGATGAAACATATCGGAAGGTATTAATAATTCCTTCCTGTTCAACCATCGGAAAAACGCAAATAGGAGTAGGAGAGAATAGTAAGTGGAATCGTTACGAAAATCGTTGGGAGATTATAAAACAGTATAGTGAATTCTTTGGAAAATACAAATACAAGAAGGATGTGATCTGATTGGTCATACAATGTGATACACGTGAACATAAAAACGAATGGGAACGGATTCAGAATCAGTTTGACAGCCTTGAAGTACAATATTTCCGATCAAAGTTATACTGCGGAGACTATCAATCTTTGGACAATGCAAAGCTCTGTATTGACCGCAAAAAGGATTTGCAGGAGTTATGCGGAAATGTATGCCAGCAGCATGAAAGATTCAAAGCGGAGCTGATTAGAGCGCGTGAAGCAGGTATACAGTTAATCATCCTATGCGAGCATGGTCCAGATATTAAATCTGTTGGTGATGTGTATTTTTGGGAGAATCCCCGAAAACATAAAGTTATCTGGAGAACTGTAAACGGCAAGAGAGTAAAGACTGTGATATCTGACAAGGCTGTTGACGGCTGCCAGCTATATAAATCTCTTTGCACGATCAGAGATAAATACGGCGTCCGATTTGAATTCTGTACAAAAGAAGAAACTGGGCGACGAATCGTGGAGCTGCTATCATGACAAAAGAAGAAATCAAACAGTCGGTGAAAATGTCGGAGATACTTTCCAGGTATGGACTAAAACCGAACAGAGCAGGATTTATATGTTGCCCTTTTCACAAGGAAAAGTCAGCGTCATGCAAGATTTACGATGATTCCTTTTATTGTTTCGGTTGTGGAATCGGCGGTGATGTGTTTGATTTCGTAATGCAATACGAATCCGTCCCTTTTAGCACTGCATTTATTGAGCTGGGCGGTACTTATGTATCAAAAAAAGGCAAAAGCCGCAACCAGATCAGACATGAAATGCGAGATATTAAATCAAAAAAACACAACCCTGTTCAGGATCCTAACGAGATTGAGCAGGTAGAAAAGAACATACTTATGTACGAAACAGCACTAAAAACGTTCCCTCCTGATTCAGAAGAGTGGTATATGTGCCAGTTTAATCTTGAGAAAGAAAAAAGCAGACATGAATTGCTGTCTGTTAAGTCAGGAGGTGAGAAAAATTCTTGAAAACATTGAAAATTTACAAGCGCAAGACTTTATGGAAAAGCAGCTGTATGAAGAACTTTTTTCGGTAAAAAGTAAAATTGACCGTTCAGAAATCAAGTTTAAGCTGATGGACCGGGCAAAAAGTGTAAAAGCGAAGCACATAGCAGAAGAATTCATAAAGGAATTCCAGAAAGCAGAACAGGAAAAGGAAAAAGAAGAAAAAGCAAATCGTTCTATGCAGTTAGTTGAAAACATCACAAACTTTTATCCTGATTCTGTTGATAAGGAATATCCTAACATGGCTTGTGGTAGCTGGATAGCTACAGAGAACGGAATATTTTCCTCTGAAACATCTAAGGCAAGAGAACTTGTATGTCACCACCCGATCATGCCGATACGTCGGCTAAAAAACATCGAGACAGGAGAGGAACAGATCACGGTGGCTTTTAAAAGGGATGGATATTGGACAGAAATAACTGTTCCAAAAATTGACATTGTGACTTCCAGGGCAATAACTAATCTTGCAAGGTTCGGGGTGCAGGTCAACTCAGAGAATGCAAGGCTTCTCGTAAAGTATCTGGCGGATGTTGAAATGTACAATGCCGATATGATCGACATACAGCACTCTACAAGCAAGTTGGGGTGGCATGGCAATGTATTTGTCCCTTACGACCTTTCGATTGTTTTTGATGGCGAATACCGCTTTAAAACACTATTCCAAAGCATACAGGAAAATGGAGATTACTTCAAATGGGTAACTCTATCTAAGCAGCTACGGTCATGCGGACGATTAGAACCACGAATAGCACTGGCAGCATCTTTTGCAAGTGTTCTTATACAGCCACTTGATGTGCTGCCGTTTATCGTGGACTTCTACGGACAGACAGGCGGTGGAAAGACAATAACAATCAATATAGCTGCTTCTGTTTGGGGAAATCCTGCGCCGGGAGCTTACGTTGGAAACTTTCGATCAACAGATACATCATTGGAGACCAGAGCAGATATGCTTAATAATTTTCCGATGATTCTCGATGACTCGAAGAACGCTTCTCAGTATATCCGGGATAACTACGAAACATTGATTTACAATCTCTGTTCTGGCAAAGGAAAAGCACGTTCAAATAAGGACCTCGGAGCAGCTAAGGAAAATACATGGAGTAATGTGACTATTTGCAACGGTGAGAACCCTATTTCGGAATTTGCAGATTCCGGCGGAGCTATCAACAGAATTATTGAAATTGAATGTTGCGAGGATATTTACGAGAATCCAGCAGAGATTAACGGCATTGTCGTGAAGAACTACGGCTTTGCTGGAAGAGTGTTCGTTGGAAATCTCAAACAGTTCACATCGGATGATCTGAAAGAAATGAAAGCCGAAATTGAGAAAGGTTTTGACGGATATGACTTTCCAGCAAAGCAGGTAATGGCAATATCTACACTTCTGCTGGCTGACAAATTAGCTACAGATTTCATATTTAAGGATGGACGTGAGCTGACGGTCGAGGACGTTGTAGACATACCTACACGCAAGAAAGATGTATCAGAAGGTCAGAGATGCTATGAATTCATTCTTGAAAGTCTCTCAGTGTACGGGCAGCACTTTGATGCGCAATTTAGCTGTGACCAGTGGGGATTCAAGGAAACGCCAGATGAATATGGAGATGTATATGTATATTTTTATCCGAAACCTCTTGAAAATCTTTTGAAGAACAATGGATTCTCCAGAAAAGCCTTTTCGGCCTGGGCGATCAACCGTGAGTTAATTAAACATACTGGGAAGAGAGATACGGTACTAAAAAGAGACGGTGGAAGTGTAATGAGGCTTATTGCAGTAAAGATTGTTGATATAAAAAGTCTCGAAAACGAGCAGGAAAATGAGGTTATTGAAACTGGTTTTCTGCCAGCTGATGTCGAAACAAATGTCCCGTTTTCGTAATTTGTAACCATGTAACCGTTGTAACACGAAAAAAAATATCCTATAGGAGAAAGTTTGAGAGTGTATAAAAAACATATACTCTGGTGATTCTCCTATATGAAAACCTTGGTTACATTGGTTACACGGTTACATATCTCTGAAACCCGCATAAAATAAGGACTTTTGGCGTAACCAATAGGTCGAAAAAGTCGGTTACACGTTGGTTACAAAATTAAAAAGTATATACAATTAGATTTATTATAGCAAAATTAATTGAATATTACAAAAACATTTAGTTGACATAATTTTTACAAGGAGTGGTTACAAAATGAAAAAAGATGATCTCAATAAAAAGCAAAGATATGCATTAGACACAATGCTGTCTGGCAGCAATGTTTTTCTGACAGGTGATGCAGGAACCGGCAAGACAACAGTTATCCAAACGTTCATCGATGAGGCAGAAAAAGCTGGTAAAAGCGTTCTGGTATCTGCTACTACCGGAATAGCTGCGGACAATATCGGATACGGAGCAACCACCGTGCATCGTGCACTGAATATTTCGATCAAATTTGAGGACTATAAGAAAAAAGTGAAATCCAGAGCTGAACTTCTGAAAGAAGCAGATGTTCTCATTATTGATGAGATCAGCATGTGCCGGTTCGACTTGTTCAACATGATTGCGAAGACAATCATCACGGAGAATGAAGAGAGAGCAGTTGACAGACTTCTGATCGGAGAGGACAAAGAAGACATTCAGTTAATCGTGATAGGTGACTTCTATCAGCTTCCGCCAGTAATCACGACAGACGACCGTAAAATTCTCTGCCGGATGTATGGATCCGATTATGGAAAGGGTGGAAAGTACGAACACGGATATGCTTTCATGTCTGAATACTGGAAAGAAATGGGGTTTGAATACATCAAACTTGATGAGGTATGCAGGCAGAATGATGAGGGATTTAAGTATGTGCTGAATGATATTAAATATGGCAACAATATTAGAAAATCCATTGCATATCTGGAGAATAACGAATCAGACAAGGTTATACCAGAAGCACCGTTTCTGGTCGGAACAAATGCTGAAGCTGACAGAATTAACAATACTTTCCTTGGCAAGTTAGATAAAAAGACCGAAAAAGTGTTTCATGCAGCAGTTGACGGAGATCTGACATCTGCCGATATCAAGAACATTGCATTTGCCAGAGAGGACTTAATTCTTAACATCGGTGCAAAAGTGATGATTACAGTCAATGATCTGTCTGGAAACTACGTCAATGGAACGATTGGCATTATTCAGAAAATTGTGGACAACGGAGAATTTGAAGAATCCTATCTGGTTATCAAGACTGATAAGGGTAAAACAGTTAACTTGTACAGATACAGTAAAGACATTGAAAAACAGGTCATTGAGGAAACTGAACAGGAAAAAGATGGACAGAAGATCGTAAAAGAAAAGATAGTCCGTAAGAAAGCTGGTTCTTTCTCTCAGTTCCCGGTAAAACTTGCCTGGGCAATCAGTATTCATAAATCACAGGGACAGACATTTGAAAAGATTAATATTGATCCTTGTTGTTGGGATCCTGGACAGTTCTATGTAGCTGTTTCTCGGGCGAAATCCGCTAATGGCATACATTTTATCAGACCGATAAAACAGAGCTATATAAAGGCGTTTAGCAAAGATAACGAGCGACTTCTTGAACAGAGTTTTGAGGTAGAAGAAGGTGTATAAGTATGAGAGTGACGCATGAGCAGATACCGAACACTATAAAGTTTTTACAAATCGACTTTCCGGAACTGGTCCTTCAAACTGCCGGAATAGAAGAAAAGGACGAATACTGGCAGCAGGTAGTTGAGCAGATACACGTTGTATCAGACAAATATAATAAAAACGGCTTTGTGGATCACATGCTTACAGCCTATGCGGATTATCTGGACAAGATGCATAAGAAAGCTAAAAATCTGAGCAAGGAGAAAAACCAATGAACAAAATGAAGGAGTATGAGCGAGGGAGAGAGGACGGTCTTGATCTGGCACTCAGAATCGTTAGAGATGGAGGTATAGAAGCGCTGGAGAGGGAAATAAAATTCCGAGGGATTACAGGAGTACATACCTCTTTAGCTAGTAAAGACCTGGATAAAGCTGCGCAGAAGATCAAAGAAATGACACGTGATACATTTACAATCCTTGGAATTGCCGTTTTGCATGATGATTTCGGATTTGGACAGAAGCGCTGCCAGAAATTCATGGACGGCATGGACAGGGGAGCTGATTATCTGATGGATGACATGGCAACCTGGGAGGATTATAGGAGATCAATCAAAGAGGAACTGAATCTTGATTTGAGATTCCGTATTAACGATTAGAGGTGAAATAAATAGGCATGGACAAAAGCGAATTTATCCGTTGTGCTGAATTGAGTAATTACGGAACAAGGAAGGAAGCAGAGGAATACGCAACAGCTAATCCAAAAGAAAATTATGATATCAATGATTTTATTGAATTATATCATAATAACCAGAAGGAGTATCGAAATGGATATCATAAAGGGTTGCATGAAGCTTATGGAGTAAATGGACGTACAACAGCTATGAGGAATGGAATAAAGGGTAATAGCAGCGGATCACAAGATTGGGGGTAATGACCATGGGAAAATACAACACAGAGCGCAAACACAAAGAGGGACAGGAGATGTATAAAGCGGTATATCACTTTATCTTGAAATATTACCGTAAACACCACTATATGCCGTCTACAAGAAATATTGCAGATGGATTAGACATTTCAATGGCTACTGCCAGGAATTATATTAATTTTGCTTGATAATGGTTTGTTGGTAAGCGAGGATCCGACAGAGCAGAGGGCGTATAGATTGAGTTATTCAAAGGTAGAGACCGATTAATCATGTACCAACTGCACAATAGCGTGCCAGTTGCTTACATGGGGAAAGTGAGGAAAATGAAAAAGATATTAGACGCATGTTGCGGAAGCCGAATGTTTTGGTTTGATAAGGAGAATCCAGATGTACTGTTTGCAGACAATCGAGAGGTTCGTACAACGCTGTGTGACGGAAGAGAACTTTTAATAAAGCCTGATATAAACATGGATTTCAGAAATATGCCGTTTGATGACGAAACATTCAAAATTGTAGTTTTTGACCCACCACATTTGATTAATGCAGGAAGCAGTTCATGGCTTGCTAAAAAATACGGAATCCTTCCAAAAGATTGGAAACCATATTTGAAAGCCGGATTTGATGAATGCATGAGAGTGTTAGAAAATGATGGAATTTTAGTTTTTAAATGGAGCGATGAGCAACTTTTATTTTCAGAAGTATTGAAATGCTTTGGTACTAAACCGCTGTTAGGAGATAAACGTGGGAAGACCAGATGGGTGATTTTTATGAAGTAGGAGGATACAAAATGAGAAAGTACACAATAAATCTTCCAAGAGGACTGGAAGTAGATATTTTTAATTTACCAGAGGATTTCAAAGAACAGGTTGAAGAAACATTCAAAAAGTATACATCTGGAACAGCAAAAGCGTATATGTACGCTGACAAGTTAGGATTCATTGAC